AACCATGTGTGATTCGGCATTTCAACAGATGGTATTTGTTGCCCACGTCGACGTTTATCAATAAGACATACAGTCACTGGTTGCCTCCTTTGCGAAGCTGGGCAGCAAAGTCAACTAACCACTCAGTCATTTCAACCTTCCCTACCAGGTCTGAACCAGGGTGCATACAGCAATCACTCTGCGCCGCTTTGAAATCCTTATACTCATATTCTTGGGCCACCAGATTTTTTGCAGCTTCTATAGCAGCATCCACCCCCTGCGCCCGCACTTCAGCCAGAAAAGCATCGGTGGCTGGGGTTTCAGTAACATCATCTTCCCATTCGCTAAACTCCTCACGACAAAAGTCATTAAATTCCTTCTCAGATTGCTTAAGTGAGGTATTTTCAGCAGCCATCTTCGCGCATTTAGCCTCAAGGTTATCAATCGTGATTCCAGCAGAACTACACTCCCGCAACGCCGTTTCCAGTTTTGATTCAAGTTCGCCGAACTTACGGACAAGGTATTCAGCGTTTGTTTCGTTAACCTTTAAATCACTTGGGATGCATTTACCTTTCAGAAAACCATCCATCTCAATTAGTGACATTTGTTTCATTTCTTCCCACTCCGCCACATCGCATTCAGATATTTGTTGTCATTAACAGAACCGAAACTCTTTCTCTTAAGCAAGTCCTCTCATGGTAAATTCCTCAGTCATTACTGATAGCGCCATAGCGTGAGCGGTAATTACGCAGGCGCGGGTCGATATATTCAGGGAAGTGGGTATATGTGGCTTTGCGGAATGGTCGGATTGATGTCTGGTAAATTCGCTCGCGTTCTTCTTTCTCTGCAAGCCATATACAGTGGCGAAATTCCTTTTCCTCTTTCGTTTCCTGCGGTAGAGACATTATTCGATCGTAGTTTTTTCTGAATTTATCCAGCACCTCCGATACGGAATTGCCGGAACAGCGGCGCGGGTCATCCGCACCATACAAAGGCGCTGGCATAATTAAATCCTTATTTTTCTAAATCAGAATGGGATGGAATCGTCGTATTCAGGATTATTTTGATGATTGCTACTTTGCTGCTGTTGGCTGTTTCCTGAAGTTGCAAATCCAATCTTTGCATTCAGTAATTCAAGAGTGATTGATTGACCATTTTGCCCCTGATAAACATCAACCCTGATGTTTTCTCCGGTAATTTCTACAATGCCTCCTTCAACCAGAACGCTACGATAGTAATCCGCTTGCGCTCCCGGCTTGGCAAATACAACGGCGCTGTAGTTTGTCCATTCTTTCTTTTTTGTCTGGCGATCGTAATACTGAACGCCAGCACGGATGTTGAATCCGATATTTTCCCCGCCCTGAAACTCTCTTGCGGGTTTGTTTAGTCTTACTGTAATCGAATGTGCCATTAAGCAGTTGCCCCTTCTAATTCGTCTCGTCTGATGTTGTAAACGTCCTGCGCTTTGTGCTGCTCCGGCGTCCCTTCGAGCATCTTCCACGCTTTGGCGAACGCCTGTTTAAGCTCTTCTACGGTGTTTTTCTGCATTGCTGCGTCAGTGAATGCTTTTAGAACCTGTTCAGGTGTAAGTGATGGTTTTGATTGCTTTGCTGCTGCGTTCTGCTGATGTTTATGCTCGTCTGTATCTGCATCTTTCGCATCATCAATGCCGAACAAACCATTGAGGCAATACTTGCGTGCATAAGAGCTTGTAGCTCCCGTAACTTGTGCAGAATCCATTCCTTTCTTGCTTTCTTCCTCTCGTGCAAGAGCGGTTGCCGTATGACTGTTTTCGCCATCGGTAATAGTTGCCGTGGCTTTCACGTAATACCGATCACCAATCAACACAACTTCATCGCTGATTGATAAAAACAGACCGTTCAGTAACGGCTTAACGCCTTCAAGAATATCTTCGCAGCTTCTGTATTTATATTTGCCGAATGAGTTGTACTGATTCTTTGGCGCGTTCAGATTCTCCTGAATAGCTGCCAGTCTTGCGTAAAATTCTTTGCTCATATGATTGCTCTCAGAATGGACACGGCCCAAGGAAATAACGCTGATTTAATACTTCGACTCGGGACAAATTAAGGCATACCCGCATTCCTTCGCGGTCACCATTATGGCGATACCAGAGAGCTTTCTGCGTGTACATGCGTCTCTGTAACTTGCTCTCCTTCACTGTGGTTGCAAGTGACATGAATATCTCCTTCGTTACCGATTAATTCTTTAATCTGACGAATGAATTCTTCGTCTGACCAGTTATCTGTAAAACTCATTTCCTGCGATACCACGGAAGGTTGATAGCTGATTTCATCGCTTTATTTGCTTCAAGCCACATTTTGGAATCACCAATAAATCTGGCTATTACTGCTTTGTTCTGTGCAGCACGAAGCATCTGGTGATTGATGGCTATTTCATTGCGCATAATAAGACCTCAACTCTTTTCCATCCGTCACGTAATTTACGGGTGATTCGTTCAAGTAAAGATTCATTTAGTTGGAAGGCACCCATGCGAGCGCCTCCCGCGATTGCGTAAATCATGGGTGGTTCCTTATGTTGGTTTTATTAGTAGGTTATTTTTGTTGCGAATACTTCGCCTTTTACGATGGCTGTTATGATATTTTTAGCAACATCTTCTGATGCGCCAACCTTGATAAGGTCAGCAAGTATTTTGTTATTTACTTCTTTCCGGTGAGCTTTATCCTTTGCTCTACGCTCTTCTTCGTCCTTGATTCTTTTTTCTTCTGCTATTCTGGCTTGCTCTTTTGCTTCAGCCTCGCGACGGATTCGTTCAGCCTCCTCCTGTGCTTTTCTGCGTTCTGCTTCAATTGCTGCCTGCTTTTCTCTTTCAGCTCGTTCTGCTGCCTCTTTTGCTTCGCGCTGTGCTCGTTGCTCGGCTTCAATGCGTTCACGCTCTGCACGTTCCGCTGCGGCCTTAGCTTCTGCTTCTCGCCTTGCTGCTGCTTCAATTTCGGCTTTTGCCTTTGCTTCGGCTTCTGCTCTGGCTTTCTCTTCAGCTTCTCTTTTTAATCGTTCTTCATGCTCTCGCTTTGAGTCTTGCCTCTTCTCTTTGGCGGTCAAATTCGCGATCCATCAAAATCGCTATTTCATGGTCAGACTCAATTTGCTTTGCGAGAGCTTCAGCTGCTGCCTTAGCTTCTTCTTCGGCTTTAATCCGCGCCTGTTCTTCCTCATAATCAGTAAGAGGCTGGCGCGCCTTGGCTTTCAGTTCATCAAGGCGATCGCGCACTGTCTTGCGGTTGGCATCAATTAGCTTTGGAATTTCCTTCAGTTCAGCAACAAGGTCTTTGCCAAGACCATCGAGATATGTTTTCGTCTGCGCAACTTTATACGCCAGAGAAGCGATCTCCTTTCTGCCCTTTGCCGTTGTGATATCAGGCACAAATGACATAACTTCACGTTCAACCTTTTGGAGAATTTCTTCAATCTGGTCGGCAGACTAAAATACAGTCATTGCATTTGCTTTTTCAATAACAACTAAATCTGTTACTTCACTCATATATCCTCCATCAAAAAAAATTGCCCTCACACTGGAGGGCAAAGAAGATTTCCAACAATCAGAACAAGTCGGCTCCTGTTTAGTTACGAGCGACATTGCTCCGTGTATTCACTCGTTGGAATGAATACACAGTGCAGTGTTTATTCTTATGCGGCCTGAAATTACTTAACCAATGATGCTGCATATTCAATTAGGAATAACTTAGGTGCAAGCCAAATCTTCAACCATTCGAAATTGAAGGCAATAATTAAAACGCCAATAATTGAGCCAAATATAGGAGCAAATACAGTGCATATATCGTAATAAAACGAAGATATAAAATATCTATCGTTTGGACATCCATCTAAAGACGTCCATCTCTCGCCATTATTTCTTGCCGTTCTTGCAAAACTAGGAAGTTTCATTGCTGCAATTAAAAGCAACAACCCAGCCACTTGGAAAAGTGCGCTATGGACAAAACTCCATGTTAGCAACTGACGAACAACATCAGGAATCTGTGCCTGGCTAAATGAAACAGCCGCGTCTATTCCATTACTGGCTTTTTGCAGAAGTTCTACGAGAATCTTGTTTGCTTGTTCTTCCATATATCACCTTGATTGTAATAAGCATGAAATTATTTACGGACAAAAATAAAGGCCACCATCAGGCAGCCTTGTTATTCTGTTTACTAAGTTCTCTGGCAATCATTGCCGTCGTTCGTATTGCCCATTTATCGACATATTTCCCATCCTCCATTACAGGAAACATTTCTTCAGGCTTAACCATGCATTCCGATTGCAGCTTGCATCCATTGCATCGCTTGAATTGTCCACACCATTGATTTTTATCAATAGTCGTAGTCATACGGATAGTCCTGGTATTGTTCCATCACATCCTGAGGATGCTCTTCGAACTCTTCAAATTCTTCTTCCATATATCACCTCAAATAAGTGGTTTGCTGCCTAATTTCATTTTCTGGCGACCAACACAAGTCACACCCATTTCACTACGTGGCTTGCTGTACCATGTGCGCTGATTCTTGCGCTCAATACGTTGCAGGTTGCTTTCAATCTGTTCGTGGTATTCAGCCAGCACTGTAAGGTCTATCGGATTCAGTGCGCTTTCTACTCGTGATTTTGGTTTGCGATTCAGCGAGAGAATAGGGCGGTTAACTGGTTTTGCGCTTACCCCAACCAACAGGGGATTTGCTGCTTTCCATTGAGCCTGTTTCTCTGCGCGACGTTCGCGGCGGCGTGTTTGTGCATCCATCTGGATTCTCTTGTCAGTTAGCTTTGGTGATTGGATGGCCGGCGCTGAACCCCGGCTTACTGGTTAGAGCGCCCGCACTACCAGTGACGCTGTCTTGAGGCGCAGATTGGTTACTGCTTGCCATGAGCGCTGTTTATACATTGGTCGAGCATCAGCCTGCTCATTCATCCAATCCCAAAGCCTTCTGCTTTGAATGCTACCCTTCTTCAGGGCTTAATTTTTAAGAGCGTCACCTTCATGGTGGTCAGTGCGTCCTGCTGATGGCCTAAAATATACCTACAGGTAAAACAGCTGTCTATACCTGTAGGTAAATAAAATTGATGTAAGAGTTTACCTGCTTGAATTTTCAGGTAATTAATTTTTTGGATTGATATAAAAAAGCCCGCTTTGCGGGCTGAAAGGAGATGTCAGAAGCTATTTGGATTGCTTGGCCATTGCGGCAATTTTGATTCTACTGGGGTGTGTTTGGGTTTGAGTCCGTTTAAGTAGTCAAGACGCTCAATGGCGCATTTATACATAGCAATCTGCTCTGATGACATGTCGTCGTATGACATGCCTTTGAACTTTTTAATTATCGATTCTGCCTCATGTATAAGATGCTTCTTCTTCATGAGTTCAGCTGTATGCTTAGAGCTTACAGGAGATAACTTTGCCCATATGAAGCAGATGATTACAACAGCGACTACTATGCCGGGTATAAACACTTGCTGCTTTATCCTCAAACTTTTGGCAGATCGTCCTGGTCTACGTACCTGGTGTGTTTCACAATAGCTGAAACAAAATGCATTTTATCAACTTCTTCAACAGGAAGAGTGATTGGGCGGTGATCACTGTTTATGCTACTAAACTGATAATCACCGTCTCTTGTTTTGTTCATGATCTTTATCATGTTGTGACCGTCTTTGGTCCTTACAAAGACTTCATCACCTGGATGTACTGGCGTATTTGGTTCAATAACAACATATTCTCCTGACTGAATCCTTGGCCACATGCTGTCACCCTTAACCTTCAGACCGTAAGCATCTTTATCGCCGCTGTAGATGCTTAACCAACCGGATCTGAATTCAATCATATCCACTGAGCCATCAACTCCCAAAACGGCTTCACCAATTACCGGAACAAAACCCGCACGAACGTTACCCGCAAACTCAAGATGGTCTGTAGCTCCAGCTTTACCATCTGCAAGCATGTCCATCCATCCGCGTGGGAGATTAAAAGATTTTTCAATTAGTTCCATCATATCGTCAGCAATGCGTTTTTTTCCGCTTTTTCCTTCCGGATACAGCATTCTGGAAACGTATGATGGTTCCCTTTCTATTCGACGAGCCAACTCTGAGGCCTTTCCATTACAGAATCGGTCTCTTATCTCTATCAGCCTTAGTCGTCTTTGTTCGTATTTATCCATGATTTAATTCTATCTTTGATTACCTGCCGGTAAATAACCTATGGGTATTGATTTGCTTTTTACCTACAGGTAAACTCATCTTATTCAACAACGGGAAGGAGATAGCAAATGGAAGAACTCCGCTTGTATCTGAACTCCCTTTCACTGGAAGAGCAGAGAGAATTTGCCACCAAGTGCGGAACTTCTATCGGCTATTTGAGGAAAGCACTTAGCCGTAATCATGAATTGGGCGCAGCACTTTGTGTTCTGATTGAGAAGTTCAGCAATGGTGAAGTGACTCGCAAAGACCTTCATCCGGTTGATTGGGAAAGCATCTGGCCTGAATTAATGGCCGCTTAAGTTATTAACGCTCTTACACATCACCGCCCTGAAAAAGGGCATTACCAGAAACAAATCTCTATGGTTTTGCGTTTCTTTGCGAAGCCAACTCTATCTAATCATTAAGGAAATTATCTATGGGTACTATTGCAACTAAAAGCAAGAAAGCGGCTCGCATCGAGTCGGCCTTGCTGAACAAACTGGCACTGATGGGGCAGAAGACATTCGCTCGCGCGATGGGGGTTCCTGAATACCAGGTAAGCCGATGGAAGAATGGTTTCTTCTCGCAGGTAAGCATGATGCTGGCTGTTCTGGAATACGGAATCGAAGACGATGAAATGGCTGAATTGACTAAGCGGCTTGCCGATTACCTGACAAAAGAAAAAGCCCCGAAGAACGGCGAATTCTTCGAGGCCTGATTGTAGAAAGACTGGATCAATCCACAGGAGTCATTATGACAAAACAACTCAGTCCTTACCAGGACAAAATTCACAAACACATACTACGTGATCGCTTCCTGTCCAGCTTCAAGCAGCCTGGTCGATTCCGGGCTGAGTTGGAAAAAGTGAAGCTGATGCAGAAGGAGAAAGGTCATGAGTAATCTTGCAACCGTAACACATTTAAGGCCTTCACAACGGCCTGTGGAGCGTCGTGTGGCAGAAGTTGAAGATGGTTATACCCGTCTTGCAAATGCCCTGTATGAAGAGCTTATCGGCGCAGATTTAACGAAAAATCAGAGCAAGGTTGCCCACGCCATATGCCGTAAAACATACGGCTACGGTAAAAAGATGGATCGCATCTCTGATAGTCAGTTAGCTCAAATTACCAGGCTGCCAAGACAGAAGGTAAACAAGGCCAAGAATGAGCTTATCGCGATGAAGGTTATCCTTCGCGAAGGCCAGCAAATCGGGCCTAACAAGAACATCGAGGAATGGCAAATCGAAGGGTGTCACTACTCTGGTGATAATGTCACTGCATTGGTGACAAAAAGTGTCACCAAAACGGTGACAGCGCTGTCACCAAAACAGGGACACACAAAAGAAACTATTACAAAAGAAAAAAGAAATAATAAAAACACTATGTCCGAAAGTGTTCGGACGGAGTGTGAAAAATCACCTGACCGTCACGAAGAAACCGACAAGGCATTCGAGGAAATATTCTGGTGTGCAGGCATGCGGAAGGCCGGGAAGAAAAACGCAGCTTCGGCATTCAGAACACAGTTCAGGGAATGGCGTAAAACTACCAGGGGTACGGCAAGCGAGTTTGCCACGATGCTGGCAGAAGACATCGCATGCAGGAATGGTAAGCAGTTCGGATTCGACAGGTTGTTACCATCGAGCTACCTGAACGGTCAGCGCTGGAACGACGAGAAGCCAGAAACTATTCAACCACAATCCAAACCATCATCCGCAATCACCGTATCGAAAACTGGCTACGTGTTTTTCGACAGGTGAACCATGAAATCAAAAATCAAATCGCTACTGGTCGCTGGTTATAACCACGGCTGGTTAAGTATTTCGTTTGTCGATTTCTGGTTTAAAAATCTCAATCTGAGGGAATCATGACGCCAAGTGAACTCAGTGACCTGCTTTGGGCGCAGGTTGACAGGGTGGCTCCGCACCTGTTGCCAAACGGCAAGAAAGAGGGGCATGAGTGGGTTGCCGGTAACGTCAACGGTGACAAGGGAAACAGCCTTAAGGTCAACCTTAGCGGCAAGAAAAAATGGGCTGATTTCGCTGAGGGAGACGGCGGTGACATGCTTGATTTGTGGATGGCATGTCGTGGAATTAACCTGCATCAGGCTATGCAGGAAGCGAAAGCCTTTCTCGGAATCAAGGATGACGATCACCATTTCGATGCCAAACGTGAGAAGAAATTCTCCAGACCTGACCGCAAGAAAATCGCCCGCTACGTTACCAGAACAGAATCCCATCTTGAGTACCTGCAATCGCGTGGCATATCGCCAGAAGTCGTAAAGCGCTACGAGGTTGTCAGCGGCAAGGTGTGGAATGGAGAACGAGAACTTGATGCACTGGTGCTTCCGTACAAACGCGATGGTGAGTTGTTGCAGGTCAAGCGAATCAGCACTGAGCGACCGGACGGGAAGAAAGTCATTATGGCAGAAGGTGATTGCGAACCTTGTCTGTTTGGATGGCAGGCTCTGGACGCTGGCGTGAGGGCGGTTGTACTTTGCGAAGGCGAAATTGATTGTATGAGCTATGCGCAATATGGCATCTCGGCGTTATCCGTGCCGTTTGGTGGCGGGAAAGGCGCTAAACAGCAGTGGATTGAGTTTGAGTATCACAACCTCGACAGGTTTGAGGAAATATTCATCTCGATGGACGTTGATGATGTTGGTCGTGAAGCCGCAAGGGAAATCGCAAGCCGACTCGGTGAACATCGTTGCCGTCTTGTTACTCTGCCGTACAAAGACATCAACGAATGCCTGATGAACGGTGTTACCGAGGATGAAATCTGGCAGTACATCGGCACGGCATCCTACTTCGATCCTGAAGAACTCTACAGCGCGCGAGAGTTTTACCAGGACACTATCAACGCTTTCTACGGCAAGCAGCAGTATCTGTTTAATCCACCGTGGGAATCTCTGGCAGATAAATTCCAGTTCCGTGAGGCAGAGTTGACGCTGGTCAATGGTGTGAACGGTCACGGAAAAACGGAGGTTGTCGGGCATATGGCACTTGAGGCAATGCGTCAGGGTGTGAAGACGTGCATCGCGTCACTTGAGCTGAAGCCAGGCATTCTCCTTAAGCGACTTACCCGTCAGGCGACGTGCTGCAAGATGCCGCCAGTGCTGGAAATTGACTCTGCATTTAAATTTTATGACGAAAGACTTTGGGTGTTTGGCCTGACCGGAACGGCGAAAGCCGACAGGCTGATCGAAATATTCGACTACGCTCGCCGCCGATACGGGATCCAGTTATTCATCATCGACAGCCTGATGAAATGTGGCATAGGCGACGATGACTATAACGGGCAGAAGGCGTTTGTTGACTCGATTTGCGACTTCAAAAACAAAACAAACTCCCACGTCATTCTCGTTACTCACTCGCGAAAAGGAGACAGCGAAGAAAAACCAACCGGGAAAATGGACGTAAAAGGCTCTGGAGCGATAACAGACCTGACAGACAACCTTTTCATCATCTGGCGTAACAAGGCTCGCGAGAGAGCGTTACAGAGAGTTCAGAGTGGTGAAAAGATGTCAGAGAAGGACGAACAGCTACTGGCATCTCCGGCATCTGTTTTGATGCTTGAAAAACAACGTAACGGCGAAGGTTGGGAAGGTGGTGTCCCGTTGTTCCTTGACGAGCAATCGCACCAGTTCCTGCAACTTGAATCAGGATCGCCATATAGCTACATCGCCAATATGCCGAAATCGGAATATGACGAGGCGTGGCGACAGGAAAACGTGACGGAGTATTAAATGACCATCTACATCAGTGAGCTTGTAACAGGCCTGCTGGTAATCGCAGGCCTTTTTATTTGGGGGAGAGTAAATCGTGGCTGAGTTAATTTTCTCTGCATTGAGGATTCTCGGTGCTATGTGGATGGTGTCGACGTTCATTGTGGTTGTCGGAAGTTTTGTCCGGTTGGTAGGCGAAGGTAAAGACCTGGTGGGTGTGCTTTTCGGTAGCATTTTCCTGTGGGTGATTATCGGTGTTATGCCTGTTGTCGTTGCAAAAGTGGCGTGGCGTTTTGTGAGTTGAACTGAGGGTAAGTACCGATGGACGAATCAAGAAAGAAGTTTGAGGAATACGTTGCCAAAAAATTGAGATTACCATTCGAGATGATAACCGAGGCAAGAAATGGTGATAGGTACTTCGCATTTTCAAGCATGGATATTCGTCACTCCTTAAATGAGTGGTGGACTTTATGGCAGGCATCGCGAGCAGCTATTGAACTGGATATCGACTGGCCAGAATCGAATGACGACTTTTGGAAAGATGGTGAAGAAGGTGCTTATGCGATGGGTTATGAGGATGGGCGTGACAAAACGGTAATTGCAGTAATGAAAGCTATCAGAGCCGCTGGAATTAAAGAGAAGAATTTCGATGAAGCAAACAATATTCCTCCGAACTAAGCAACAACAGCAAGCCGCAATCAACGCCATCCTCGCAACACCACTCGATAAAGACAAGCCAGTCACCATCCGCATTACTGACTACAAGCGCAACCTTGACCAGAACGCAAAATTTCACGCGATGCTGGCGGATATCGCTCGTCAGGTTCAATGGTGCGATAAATGGCTAAAACCAGAACAATGGAAGGTTTTGTTGATCAGCGGTCATGCAGTGGCAACAAAACAGGAAGCTGATGTTTTGCCCGGGCTTGAAGGCGAATACGTCAACATTCGCGAAAGTAGCGCGCAGATGAGTGTGAAGCGTATGGCAAGTCTGATTGAGTACACGACAGCATGGGCTATTGGTCAGGGTGTCAGATTTACCGACAGGAGGTACGAATGAGACGACAGCGACGAAGCATCACCGACATCATCTGCGAAAACTGCAAATACCTTCCAACGAAACGCTCCAGAAATAAACGTAAGCCAATCCCAAAAGAATCTGACGTAAAAACCTTCAATTACACAGCTCACCTGTGGGATATCCGGTGGCTTAGAGAACGTGCGAGGAAAACAAGGTGATTGACCCAAATCGAAGTTACGAACAAGAAAGCGTCGAGCGGGCTTTAACGTGCGCTAACTGCGGTCAGAAGCTGCATGTGCTGGAAGTTCACATGTGTGAGCACTGCTGCGCAGAACTGATGAGCGATCCGAATAGCTCAATGTACGAGGAAGAAGACGATGAGTGATTTCTCTGAGCTTATTTCCTTCAAAAAAGACAGAGAAGAAATGCGGACTGAATCTGTCTATTACGTTCAACACCGGAATAAACGCTCGGTGCTTGATCAGGAGTTGGTTATTACCGGAGACCTGGCATTCAGAACATATAAGGCCAGCATGGAAATGAAGGATTTCCCTAAATGTGGTTCTGAAAGAGAAGCCGCGTTAAAGCTGGCTGAGTGGATGCAGAGAATGGCTGCTGCAATTGAGAATTACTGGAGCGAACCATAATGGCTAACCTACGCAAAGAAGCACGCGGCAGAGAATGCTAGGTACGTATTTACGGCATATGCAATGGCAATCCTGAAACTACAGTTCTGGCACATTACCGGATGGCTGGAATTTGCGGAACTGGAATGAAGCCTGACGACCTGATCGGCGCATGGGCTTGTAGTGACTGCCACGCGGAGATCGACCGACGCACCCGGATTCTCGACAACAAAGACGCCAGACTTTACCACCTCGAAGGCGTGATCAGGACGCAGGCGATACTGCTGAGGGAGGGGAAGATTAAGCCATGAACGAATATCAGTTTGTGCTTCCATACCCGCCGTCGGTGAATACCTACTGGCGAAGACGGGGAAGCCAATACTACATCAGCGATAAAGGCCAGAAATACCGAAAAGACGTTCAGCAAATCATCCGCCAACTTAAGTTAGACATTTTCACCAAATCACGACTCCGCATCAAAGTCATCGTAGACGTTCCGGACTCCCGCCGTCGCGACCTCGACAACATCCTGAAAGGTTTACTCGACTCCCTTATCCACGCCGGATTTGCGGAAGACGACGAGCAATTCGATGACATTCGCGTAATTCGTGGCGTGAAAGTACCAGGCGGAAGGCTTGGAATAAAAATCACCGAACTGGAGAACGCATGAACGCCACAATTCAAACGATACCAGAGCTTCTTATCCAGACACGAGGCAATCAGACCGAAGTGGCAAGGATGCTTTCCTGCGCAAGAGGAACAGTGCTCAAGTACAACCGAGACAGCAAAGGCGAGCGTCACGTAATAGTTAACGGCGTCCTGATGGTCAAACAGGGCAAAAGGGGAAGGCCATGAGACTCGAAAGCGCAGCTAAATTTCATTCGCCAAAAAGCCCGATGATGAGCGACTCACCACGGGCTACGGCTTCTGACTCTCTTTCCGGTACTGATGTGATGGCTGCTATGGGGATGGCGCAATCACAAGCCGGATTCGGAATGGCTGCATTCTGTGGTAAGCACGAACTCAGCCAGAACGACAAACAAAAGGCTATCAACTATCTGATGCAATTTGCACACAAGGTATCGGGGAAATACCGTGGCGTTGCAAAGCTTGAAGGAAATACTAAGGCAAAGGTACTGCAAGTGCTCGCAACATTCGCTTATGCGGATTATTGCCGTAGTGCCGCGACGCCGGGCGCAAGATGCAGAGATTGCCACGGTACAGGCCGTGCGGTTGATATAGCCAAAACAGAGCAGTGGGGGAGAGTTGTTGAGAAAGAGTGCGGAAGATGCAAAGGTGTCGGCTATTCAAGAATGCCAGCAAGCGCCGCATATCGCGCTGTAACGATGCTAATCCCAAACCTTACTCAACCCACCTGGTCACGCACTGTTAAGCCGCTGTATGACGCTCTGGTGGTGCAATGCCACAAAGAAGAGTCAATCGCAGACAACATTTTGAATGCGGTCACACGTTAACAGCATGATTGCCACGGATGGCAACATATTAACGGCATAATATTGACTTTTTGAATAAAGTTGGGTAAATTTGACCCAACGATGGGTTAATTCGCTCGTTGTGGTAGTGAGATGAAAAGAGGCGGCGCTTACTACCGATTCCGCCTAGTTGGTCACTTCGACGTATCGTCTGGAACTCCAACCATCGCAGGCTGAGAGGTCTGCAAAATGCAATCCCGAAACAGTTCGCAGGTAATAGTTAGAGCCTGCACAACGGTTTCGGGATTTTTTATTTGGGTCAGTCGTATAAAGGTCATTACGGAAGGCTGTTAACCTTCTTATCGTGGTTCGAGTCCACGCTGTCCCGCCAAATATGCTGGTTTAGCTCCAATGGTAGAGCGGTCGCCTTGTAAGCGAATGGGTAGCGGTTCAAGTCCGTTAACCAGCACCATAACTGAGCCGTAGCCACTGGCTATCCTGAACTCATCAGTGATAGTTACGCTGCGGCCTTCTACACATGACCTTCGTGAAAGCGGGTGGCAAGAGGCTGCGCTAACAACCTCCTGCCGTTTTGCCCGTGCATATCGGTCACGAACAAATCTGATTACTAAACACAGTAGCCTGGATTTGTTCTATCAGTAATAGACCTTATTCCTAATTAAATAGAGCAAATCCCCTTATTGGGGGTAAGACATGAAGATGCCAGAAAAACATGACCTGTTAGCCGCCATTCTCGCGGCAAAGGAACAAGGCATCGGGGCAATCCTTGCGTTTGCAATGGCGTACCTTCGCGGCAGATATAATGGCGGTGCGTTTACAAAAACAGTAATCGACGCAACGATGTGCGCCATTATCGCCTGGTTCATTCGTGACCTTCTCGACTTCGCCGGACTAAGTAGCAATCTCGCTTATATAACGAGCGTGTTCATCGGCTACATCGGTACTGACTCGATTGGTTCGCTTATCAAACGCTTCGCTGCTAAAAAAGCCGGAGTAGAAGATGGTGGAAATCAATAATCAACGTAAGGCGTTCCTCGATATGCTGGCGTGGTCAGAAGGAACAGATAACGGACGGCAGAAAACCAGAAATCACGGTTATGACGTCATTGTAGGCGGAGAGCTATTCACTGATTACTCCGATCACCCTCGCAAACTTGTCACGCTAAACCCCAAACTCAAATCAACAGCAGCCGGACGTTACCAGCTTCTTTCCCGTTGGTGGGATGCCTATCGTAAGCAGCTTGGCCTGAAAGACTTCTCTCCCAAAAGCCAGGACGCTGTTGCGCTGCAGCAGATTAAGGAACGTGGCGCTTTGCCGATGATTGATCGCGGTGATATCCGTCAGGCTATCGACCGTTGCAGCAACATCTGGGCTTCACTGCCGGGGGCTGGTTATGGTCAGTTCGAGCATAAGGCTGACAGCCTGATTGCAAAATTCAAAGAGGCTGGCGGAACGGTCAGAGAGATTGAGGTATGAGCAGAGTCACCGCGATTATCTCTGCTCTGGTTATCTGCATCATCGTCTGCCTGTCATGGGCTGTTAATCATTACCGTGATAACGCCATCGCCTACAAAGAACAGCGTGATAAAAAAGTCAGTGAGCTGAAGCAGGCGGCCGCCACCATTACTGACATGCAGCGACGCCAGCGTGCTGCTGATGCACTCGATGCTAAATACACGAAGGAGTTAGCTGATGCGAAAGCTGAAAATGATGCTCTTCGGCGCAAGCTTGATAATGGTGGCAGGGTGCTCGTCAAAGGAAAATGCCCTGTGCCATCCTCAGCCGAAACCTCCGGCGCCTCCGGCATGGGCAATGATGCCACCGTCGAACTCTCTCCAGTTGCTGGACGAAACGTTCTCGGTGTCCGGGACGGAATTATCCGCGACCAAACAGCACTGAGAACGCTTCAGGAATACATCAGGACGCAATGCCTTCGATGATAGCGATAATTTTA